GCATAGGTTACGCCATACTGTGTAAACGCGCTACTTTGACCTGTACCGCCGTAGTTATAAGCAAGTGGGGAAGTGGTTGTAACCGTTGTAAACGCACCTGCTGCTGGGGTTGTAGCGCCCACTGTGCCGTTTAAAGCTCCGCCAAACTTGGTTGCCGCTAACGTTGTGCCGTCCCAAGTCAGGGCAGAAGAAGCCCCAAATGCACCAGAGCTATTGAACTGTACCTGCGTGTTAGAGCCAGCAGCAGAGCCACCGCCCACGTTTACGAAGTTTGTACCATCCCAAGCCACAATGGCCCGCGTACCTGCTGCCAGAGTAACGCCCGTACCGGTAGCAGCTTTGATCGTGATTGACTGGGAGCCGCCTGTGTTATTGATGACAACGTAGGTTTTAGACTGCGCCGGAACCGTAATGGTGCGGGTAACTGTACCGCTTGCTGTCCACAGAATGACTGCGTACTGAGAGCTATTTCCCGTCAACCCTGTGCTGGCTGCTGTACCTGTAGTAACTGCCAACGTAATGTCGGCATCGGTGGAGATAGTCTGCGTACCTGCAACCGCAACGTCGATGATCTGCGAGATTGCGTTATTTACGGTGTCGCCCCATGTGCCGGACAGCGTACCCGTTGTGGGTAGCGTCAAACCTATAAGTGATGTATTTGCCATTCAAAAGCTCCTAAAACGTAGGAATTGCTGTCCAATTTGGGGTCTCGGTTGTATCAATTGCCGTCCATCCCGGGGTTTGGGTATTACCTATATTTTGCCAGTTTGGAGTCTGGCTGTCATCTATTAATTCCCACAAATTGCGGCCCGATTGCGCCACCGTCAAGGCCATCGTATCTGATACAGCCGCATGATAACCGGTGATAGCCGTATTGGAATCCGATATTGCTGCTGTTTCAGTGATGCTTTGTATGTAATAGGTTCCAACCGTTGTGCTATCCGTAAGCGCCATCGACTCCGTGATGGTCATTATCAGCGTAGCAACTTGGGTTTGTGCTATTGCTACGGACTCTGTGACGCTGGCTACAAAGTTGGCTAACGCAGCTTCCGTCGTTAGGATCGGGTTCGTCTCTGTCAGGGAGACTTGGTAAGTAGCGTTTGCTGCTTCGGTAGTAGACGTTACTGCGGTCTCAATTACCGTGGTTGTGTAGGACGTTGCCGCCGTGTTGGAATCCGTCAGCGCTGCTGTTTCTGTTACTGATCGGGCAAACGTAGCTGCTACCGCCTCAGTGGTCGATGTTGATGCAGTTTCTGCCCGGCTGACTGCAAATGTGGCTGCTATTGCCTCGGCTGTGGACGTGGCTGCTGTCTCCGTGATGGAAACGCCAAAGGCCGCTGTTGCGGCCTCGGTGGATGTGATTGCTACTGTTTCGGTTACGCTATCTGCGTATACATCTCCGCCACCCCAGTAGCCATCACCCCAAGCATTTACGCCCCAACCGGTTGCCATCTTAGGTCAGGGTAGCCGTATAGGTTACCGCGATGGTATCGCCGTTGACCACAGACTTGGAGCTGGAGAAGTCCCCAGCGGAGAACAAGACCCCAGTCGTGCTGTCTTTGGTGGAGCTGCCGCCGATGTTGATGAAGCAGCCAGCCACAGTGCCCGTACTGGTCATAGAAAATGACACTGCCGAAGAAGTTGCTTTGCTGCCAGCCGATGCGGCGCTAAACGAAGGAGTGGGGCGGTTGCCGGAGTAAGTAGGTGCGTTTGCCAGACCAACTTCGTTCCAGCTTGAATGGGATGCTTGCGTATCTGCAACTACCGCCGTGCCAGTTCCTTTGAGGCCCATGACCACTGCGCCAGCGGCTACGTTACCAAGGATGGTGTCCAAAGTAGAGTTCTTGCCGACGGTAGTGACAAGGTTTTCAATGTCGTCTTCCCACTTGATATTACCGGCGATATCATAGCAAACAGCGTGGTAGGTGCCGTGAATAGACATGGAGTCCTCGGGCATGGTGTTGTACTTGGTGACTGCCTCTACTTTGTCAGTCGCAATGATTTTGTCGTGGGACATAGGTACTCCTTAATTAATACGGATTAATGCTGCATCAGATGAATTGGAAGGCATCAAAATTTGAAATCCTTGATTCACCATAGTTTGAATTGCTCCAAAATTGATTACACCAATAGATTTATTTGCTTTAGACGCATTGTAAACAAGCGCCCCTAATGTGGAAAAATTTGCTGCATTCCAAGTAGGATCATCAAAATCCACATACGCTACACCCGCCGTGTTGCTAAGAGTGACTGTGACATTAGTCGCAGTAATTCCCCCTGCGGTATAGCCTGTCCCAGAAACTTCATTTATGGTGGAATAAACAGTGGTAGTTGGTCCCAAAGTAGCAGAAGATGTGTACAGCGCAACTTTGATCGTATCTACAGATAGATCATGAACCCCTAAAAGGAGCTGGTATTTAAAACTGTTGGTAAGTCCTGCTGTAATCATGCTTAGCTCACCGGTATTTTGACTTGACCATCACGATATGTATCCATCCGCTGTTTACCATCACCCAAATTCTTCAGGAGCAACAACGCTTCTTTGTATTTTCCATCGTATAGCGTCAAAAGGTCCTGCTCGCCCTTCATAAAGGTATACGCCTCAATCAAACAACCATACAACAACGCTATGTCAAAATTATCGCCCAACCAAGATGTTCCTGAAGTAACAATTGAAGTGGGGTAATAGTAGTAGTGCAGTTCAGCGTTGTAACTAACATCTGGGGTTGGCCCCAGAATAAAACTTAATTCTGCTTGATTAGTCGATTGGGGCCCAAAAATAGCATAGTATTTTGGTGTTCCTGTGCCTGTCGAAGAAGGATATACCTCACGAATGAAGTTTACATCCTTATCCAATAAGTAGGTGTAATTTCCACCCGTTGGATATATAGCAATTGAATAGACTGATAAAAAGTCTTCTGGTGCAGCCAGATACTTATTGTTAGCTGAAATTACGCCAGTAGCATTTTTTCGCAAGTTGGCCAACTGGACAGTGTTGTATATGCGCTGCTCTGCCTGCTTTGTAAACGTAGCAAGTTCTGTTGCAGTAAAAGTGTTTTCAGTGTAGTCCGCAATGGCTACACAAAGTTCGGTATAGGTCATGTTATCTGCGTCCTAACTTGCCCCATAAGCCCCGTTGCCTGCAACGGTTTGGCATATGGCATAGGCATCATACCTATGCTAGAAAAAGAAGTGTCCGTGGTCGCCCCAACAAAGATTGTAACCAGCAATTTGGATTCTGGGCGGGGCTGATACAGCGCTTGAGGTTCCGTAATGGTCCGTTTTGGCTCCAACTGCGGGTGCTTGGGTTCGTAGCATTCCGTGCATACTTTAAACCCCTTCCAATCCCGAATCAATTCCAGCAATTTGTACCGCTGACCGCACTGATCACACAATGCAATCGCATACCGGCCTGAAGCATAGCCGGACATGGTCTACCCCGCCATAAAAGTAGGAATTAAGAATACGCTTGCCGTATCCCTATCTTCCATAGCCGCCCGAGCAAATTCTTCTTCGTAAAACTGCTTAAGCATCATGACTCGTTCCGGAGCTTTTTTTAGAGCCAAATAATAGGCTAAAGCTGCCACCAAACAAGGCAAAAAGCGGAACACAATATCCGCTGTATTTAAATAAGTGTCTGCGTTGTCAATCCGGCGGATGGCGTAGTACACAAAAGTGTACGTGGTAGTCGAATCAGGTGTAGGGTATAAGTACAAAGTGGTCGGTACAGACCGTTGAACGTAGTACTGAGCGGGACGAGACTGCGTATTTTTGTTGGGGAGATGCAGATACTCAGCGCGGCTGATACGATCAATCGTAATATCCTGCTGTGTAGACCCACTACCCGTACGAATGACTGCCGAAAGGGCATTAACTGTGTCGGAAGGAAGTTCGTAACTAGCTACCCCAGTAGAAAGCACTTGGGTACGCTGTTCAATCGTCCAAAGATTCAACCCACGATTTGCCCATTCGGCAAAAATCAGGTTTAAAGACCGCAAAGCGGTCTTCATGTCGTAGCCTGCCCTGACCTCTAGGCCGCAGCGCTCATACGCTTCGGCTATTAGGTCATCAAATTGCAGGTCAAAGTTGGCTACGCCAGAAGTGGTCATTTTTAGCAGATCTTAGCGGTACGTGCGCGGGCTGCGCCCACACCTTTGACCTGTACAGTCTGTACTTTTCCGCCGTTGGAATAACCACGCTGGGCAATGCCTTGGCCACGGAGTGCAGCTCCACCTTGTTTGTAGCCCAAAGCATCGGCATTCATATCGCGCTTGGAGCCCTCTTTCATGCCCGCATCCACATCCTTTGCCGACTGTTCAAACTTTTTCATCTTGTCAGACATCATGGCCTTGACTGCGGGTTTTTTAAATGCTGGTTTTTTCATAATGCCACCTTTTTGAAATTTGCGGCCTTTATCCGCTTTGGAAAAATCTTCACCCACGGACTGCGGGATACCTACTTTTTTGGCAAAAGCGGCATTGTGTGCTACCGCTTCCATCAAATTATGTTGTTTCTTACTCTTGCTTGGCATCATCTGCCTTCTTTCGGACAATGACTTCAGAAAATGACTTGCCTGTTGCCATTTCAACAATACGCATCACACCGACAATCGCGCCAATAAGACCAAACACAGGAGAAATTACTTCCAGAAATGTGCCGATTGTTGAAAATATTGCCAAGATATCAAGGACATCTTTCATGGCAGTATGGTGTTCATTCATATCCTACCTCAGCACTTCCAAGCCCGAAGGCTCTTGTTTATACGAGAATTCGGGTCTTTCGCCGTCTTCTCGCTGGTAAGTTTTTTCTTCATCCCAGTCATTCTTGC